AAAGAAAGAATATCTAGTGAATGTAAGAAAGGTTTTAGATTCAGTAGTATTCGGTCATAAAGAAGCTAAGATTCAATTGGAAAGACTTTTTGCCCAATGGATTAACGGAGAAACAAAAGGTGCTGTTTTAGGATTAAAAGGTCCTCCTGGAACGGGTAAAACATCTTTAGCAAAAAATGGTTTATCTAAATGTCTAATTGATAAAAGTGGAGAACCTAGGCCATTTGTATTTTTACCTATCGGCGGTAGTGTCAATGGATCAACTTTAGTAGGTCATAACTTTACCTATGTTGGTTCCACTTGGGGAAGAATTGCAGATATTCTGATGACAACTAAATGTATGAACCCAATTATTTTTATTGATGAATTAGATAAAGTATCTCATACTGAACACGGTAGAGAAATCATAAGTATTTTAACACATTTAACGGATGCAACTCAAAACGATGAATTTGAAGATAAATTCTTTTCAGGAATTAAATTAGATTTATCCAAGGCTTTAATAGTATTTTCATTTAATGATGTAAATTTAATTGACCCAATTTTAAAAGACAGAATTACAATAATAGAAACAAATGCTTTAAGCTTGAGTGAAAAATTAACAATTATTAATAATTATATGTTACCTGAAATATGCAAAGAAGTTGGATTTAATAGAGAGGAAATAATAATTAGTGATGAATTAATTAGTAAATTAATTGAAACTTATACAAATGAAGCCGGAGTTAGAAAGATTAAAGAAAAGATAGTAGAAATAGTTAGAGATATTAATTTAAATAGATTTCATAGTGACCATTTTACTTTACCTTATACGGTTACTGAAGAATATACTAAGAAATTATTTGAAAATAAACCTAAAGTTAGAGTTAAAAAGATATCTCCTGAACCAGCTATTGGTATGGTTAATGGTTTATATGCAACTAGTTCTGGTTCAGCTGGAGGAATAACTGTCATTCAAGCTATTAAATTTCCTTCTGATAAAATGTTAGAATTAAATATAACTGGTCAAGCCGGAGATGTAATGAAAGAATCTATTCAATATGCTCTTAAAAATGCTTATTCTTTATTAACTATTGAAGAACAAAGTAAAATAGTAGAAGATGCACAAAATAAAAAAGCTTTTGCAATCCACGTGCATTGTCCGGATGGCGCAACACCTAAAGATGGTCCTAGTGCAGGATTAGCTTTTACTTTAGCAATGTATTCTTTATTAAGTGGTAAGAAGGTTAATAATAAGGTGTGTATGACTGGAGAAATAGATTTAATTGGTAATGCGGGAATTATTGGAGGATTAGAAGCTAAATTAAACGGTGGTAAGAAAGCTGGTTGTACTCTAGCTTTAATTCCAGAAGATAATATGGAAGATTTAGAAATAATAAGACGTGAAGGTAATTCACCCGAAGATGATACCTTTAAGGTTATAACGGTTAAAAATATTAAGGAAGTACTAATTAATTCTATTTTATAATTTATGTTTAAAAAAATTTAAATTATATTATTTATATATATGAGTTTTCAATTTAGATTTTATATGAATCCAGAAGATTGTGATACTGCTGGAACTACAGAAGAAAATATATATCACATTCCAATTGATACTACTGATGCATTACTTCCAACTCCAATAATAGTTAATTCTTTACCTACAGGAGGAGGAACATATAGTTATGGATGGCATTTAAAATATACTATAGACCCAAGTGGAAATGTATTGCCTATTGACTCTTATTATCCATTTGGACAATCAGAAGATACAACTGAAGGTTTTACATTTCTTTATTGTCTTTGTTATGGTTTGATTGATGAGAATGGTGATTTTACTGATACTCCTACAGATCTTTATATCGGTCAAATTTATACAAGTATTGACGGTTTTGCATCATATTCATTAGTAATTGGTGGTGTAACTGGTAGTGTAGATTATGAAACTTTTCACAACGTACCAAATTCTGTATTAGCAATTTATCCTACTTGGTATGTAGGACTTACACTTGTAATTGGTTCAATTTTTACTCCTAATCCTTCTGGAACTTTTAGTACAGCTGGTGAAAAAATTGGAGATTATGTTATTAATCTTCCTATTGATAATAAGGTACCTACATATATTCTTGTAAAATATACAAACACCGCTCCTTGTTTCCTCGAAGGTTCTCAAATCCTCTGTTTAGTCGATGAAAAAGAAACCTACTTACCCATTGAAAAAATGCGTAAAGGAACTCTTGTCAAAACCCTCAACAGTGGTTATAAAATGGTTCATATAATCGGTAAAAGAGACATTCTTAACTTTAATGATTCCAAAAGAATTAAAGACCGTCTCTATAAATTAACTAGCGCTAAATACCCTGCTTTGACTTCTGATTTGTATTTGACTGGATGTCACTCTACCTTAGTTGATTCTTTAACCGAAGAACAAAAAGAAGAAATTAAGAAAATGTTAGGAGTTGTGTGTGTAACTGAACGTAAATATAGATTACCTGCTTGTATTGATAATAATGCAGAACCTTGGCAATCCAATGGTACTTATACTGTATGGCACTTTGCATTAGATGACCAAAACCCTCTCATCAACTTTGGTGTATATGCTAACGGAGGACTAATTGTTGAGACTGGTAGTATTAGATATTTACAAGAAAAGGCTAATATGGAATTAGTATAAGTTTAATTATTTTAATGCCCTCTTCATAAATTTAGTATAGTTCCAATCTTTCTCAAGTAATTCCTTTTCTGATATTGTTTTTAATTCTTTTGGCATTTCAGAATTATAAAATACATAGAACATCATATTTGCTTCATCTTCATAATCAATCTTTTCGTTAGAGAAAACAATATTAGTATCAATCCATCTACCGTTAACGTCTCTTGTTCCATCTACTTTATTTGGATAATGAAAATATTTATAATTTTTTTTATCCATTAATATTTTTAATTCTTCCCAAATTACTAATTTTCCTAAATCGTGATAAGTAAATTCTTTTTTAGTATCCAATTTATTTAATAAATGTTTGAGAACTTGACCCATTAAAATTCCATTGGGACGTGATGCTAAAACCCAATTTGATGGAGTTCCATAACCACTAGAACATTTCATACCAGTGCAACCAAATCCAACAAAATCAAACTCAGATAATTTGTTAATAATTTCAATAGGGTCTTTCAAACAAATAATGTCAGAATCCATATAGATACCACCGTACTTGTGTAATAAAAGAATTCTATAAATATCAACTTTATGAGCAATAATTAATTTATCCATTTTCTCTTTATATTTTTCAAGTTCAGGAATGTACTTGAAAATGTTATCTTTATTTAATCTTATTATTTCAAAACTTTTTGAACAATGTTTATCAACTGTTTTTAAAGATAATGAAATATAGGAAGGTGTTTCTTTACCATCTACGTTATCCCAATATTGCCACAAGTAAGGTTTCTTAATTTTATTATATGCAATTGAATTATCTGCTTTATAATAACATCTTAGAATAGGTTCCTTTTGAATATCAATAGGCCAAGCATTATATACTTGTTCTAAAATATTTTTTGCATTATTAGGTCCACTTAATTCTATATCTCCAAATTCATATTTCTTTAGTGGAAAAATATCTGATTTATTAAATACTTCTTGAGGCCAAATTTTTAAAGCAGATTTAGATTTTATAATTATTTTATCTTTACTTTCAGTAAATATTAAAATATTAATAAAAGGGTACCTATAATCAGCTTTGGGAAGTTCCATTCCATTTAAATCATAAATTCTATAACCTGCAAAAAATTCAGAAATACCTAGATTTTTCTTTTCTAATATTTTTTTCATTTTAATTAAATCCTTTTCGTCTCTATCTAGAATACAAAAGTCAATATTATCTCCCCAAGGATGGATTGTCTTGTAATTTACTGCACCTAAAAGGGCTTCTGTGTGAATCCAATAATTAACATTACCAGAATCAAAAACATCTTTTACTTTTCTAATTAATCTTTTTATAGAATCAGCACTTTTATAATTTTCAATAATTTCTGTATCTTCAAATCCTTCAGTATAATTAGTACAAGGTAAAAAAGAATAAATTACCAAAATTAAGATAAGTAATATAATAATATATTTAATCATTATTTTACCTTAGAAAATTTTCTAAAGAATAAATTCACTTATTAAATAATGTTTAACGGTTTCGTTAAAATAAAATCAACTAAAGAACCAAAATATGGCAACATTAAATTACCTTGGGTTGAAAAATACAGACCAAAAACTTCTGATGAAATATTATTAGATTCTTTCATTAAAGTTAAAATTGATAAAATCTTAGAAAATAAATCAATTCCAAATTTAATAATTACAGGCGAACCTGGAACCGGTAAAACATCAACCATTTTATGTTTAGCTAGAAAAATTTACAATGAAAACATTTACAATGAACACGTTCTAGAATTAAATGCTTCGGATGACAGAGGGTTATCAATGATTAATAATACAATTTATCCCTTTTGTAAGAAGAAAACATCTGGTTTACACAAGTTAATTATTTTAGATGAATGTGACAGTATAACTCCTAAAGCTCAAAATCTATTATCTAATATTATTGCTGAATTTAGAAAGAATACTAGATTTGTTTTTATTTGCAATGATTGTACTCAGATTATTGAATCTATTCAATCTAGGTGTATGATAATAAAATATCCTAGAATTAGTAGAGAGTTTTTGTATAAAAAAATAGAATCAATTTGTAAAGAAGAAAAAATTAAATATGACCAAGAAGGTATTAATGAATTATTATTTGTATCAGATATGGACATTCGTCAAGCCATTAATAATTTAGAATGTATTTACTATGCATTTAAAGAATTATCGGTAGATAGCACCTATAAAATGGTTGATAAACCTAAACCAGTTTATATTGAAAAGATTATATCAGATTGTTTAAGTGGGAGATTACAAGATGGTATTGAAACTACCAAAGAATTATATTATAAAGGTTATTATCCAAATGATATTTTATTAACCTTTATGAAATGTTTATTGGAAAAGGATTTGAAAATTAAAGAGTCAAAGAAATTAAAAATTACTGAAATAATTTCTTTATCATATATTCGTGTCAATGGCGGAATTGATACTTTATTGCAATTATGTGGTTGTATTGCTAAAATATATTTATTTTTAGGCAAATTAAATTGATTCTACAAATTCTATTTTATATTCTTTTAATAAAGATTCTAAAGATTTTGTTATTCCCATATTTTTCAAAAACAATAGTAGTTCTTTCATTTTCTTTCCAGGTGTACTAAAATCTAATGAAAGGTCGTGCCAATTAGAATGAATTAATAACAAACCTCTACTAAGATTACTTTTGAATAAGATTTGTTTCTTAACCAAATTTTTCATTAGCTCCAATACTTTAGTACAAGTCTCCGAAGAACCTTCAAAATATTTAATAAATGTATACTGACAAAACTTATTTTTGGTTAAAGCATCTTTACAACTATCTTTTATAAATTCAACAATAGGGTCAAAAGATTCTAGTAATAAATATTCTTCTACTATATTTTCTATTTCTAGTTTCAATGTATCATTACTAATTTTTTTAACAATTGGTTTTGAATTAGTTGTTTCTACTTTTTGTGTATTAACCATCTTTTTACCTAAAAGATTATCTAATAAAACCTTTTCTCTCATTGGTAATTCGGTATTTATAGTTTTTTTACTAATTATTTCTTTTTGTTCATTAGTTAGTTCTTCATTTTGAAACCAAAAGTAAATATCAGAATAATGATAATTTTGTTCTAAAAGTGTTTTATCAATAAGAGTTTTTAAAGGTGCAGTTAACATATTAATATTAATCATGGTTCTTAAAATAATTAAATGGTTATTTCTTTTAGATTCATCGTTGAATTCTTCTAAAAATAAAAACTCTTCAGGAATTGCAAGTCCCAAATAGTCTGCTTTAAATTTAGTTTCCAATAATGAATAAAAATATTCAGAACTATAATTACAAACTTGTTCATAAATTCTTGAAATAATTTTAAAAAATTCTAAATAAATCTTTGCAAAATTAATATCAGCTTGAATTTTAATATAAAATGTTCGTTGAACACAAATATATTCTTCTTTGTTTATTTTTCCCAAGTTTTCAAGAAATTCTGATAATAAGTTACTAATATTCATTTCTGAAAGTTTATTCAAAACCAAGTTTACCTTATTCTCAATCTTGTCTTTTAATAGTTGCATCTTTGGGTTTTTTAATATTTTATTATTTACCTTCTGATTATTTTTAAACATTTTTTTACCAGAAGACAATAAATTAATTAAATTAACCATATCATCGCTTAAGACTGATAATTCTGGGGAATTTTTAATGATTTTAAAAGTTTCAACATTCATTAAATATTAATATTATATTTTTTTAAATGATATTTTTTTCTATATAAATATAATGGATTTTGATTTATTTAACTTTATTATGACTTTATATTTTGGATTTTTAATTATATATTTATCTGTGCCTCAACCAAATGTTTTAAAAACAAGAATAATAAAAAATTAGTTTAGATTTATAGCATCTTTAATAGTGCATCCTTTGTTATTATTTTAACACCGACTTCTTTTGCTTTGGCTACTTTACCAGTATTATCATCAATCGTTTCCTTATCTTTAACTATCAAGTAATCAGTATTCTTAGAAACACTAGAAGATATTTTAACTCCCATACCTTCTAATTTTTCTTGAAGTGAAGCATCTCTAAATCCAGATAAAACCATTGTTTTTCCAGTTAGTTTTCCTTCTTTAATCTCTTTCTTTTTCTCTAAAGTTATAAATGATTTTATTTTATTATAAAATTTAATAAATTCATCAAAATTATTTACTAGAGTAGAACTAGTTTTATCTTCCCAACCATCCAATGCCTTTAATTTATCAATGAATTCTTGTTTGCTCCATTTTTTATAATCAGTTAAAAGATTAGGAAAGGTATCCATAACTTGTTTTAATCTTTTATCACCTATACATTCGCCTAATTTATTTGATGCAGTCATTAATTTATAAAGACTTAGGTCAGTTAAACTTTCTTTAATTGCAGTTACAATATTAAAAGCTGTTTTTTCCTTGAAACCTTCTACTAGAATTAAATCTTCTTCAGTTGCTTTTAATATTTTTTCAATTGAATCTAAACCAGCATTAAACATTTTTTCAACATTCTTTTCTCCTAATCCTTTAGTATCCAAAGTTGCAAAGAAAAAATGGATATTTCGAATGCTTATAACATCAGTCGTTTTATCATCGGTAATAATATCAGCTTCAGTTTCATTCCAATGCCATTTTCCATTCGGTAAATCTGGTTTAACCTTTTTTATTACCTTTTGAATTTTTGGAATAACATCACCACTTCTAATAATTTCAACTAGTGCACCTTTACCTAATCCATTATCAACAACAAATCTAGCATTATTTGCTGTAACCCTTCTAATTTCAACACCACCAACTGAAACAGGTTCAATAAGTACAGTAGGATTTAAATAACCATTTTTAGAAACCTTCCATTCAATCTCGATAATTTTTGATTCAGCCTTTTGGTCTTCTAGAATATCTTTAAAAGCAAAAGCATATTCAGGATTTCCATCGGTATTTCTTTCGTGTTTCTCATTATTGGTAACAATAATTCCATCAACTGTATAATCACCATTGGCTCTTCTATCTAAAAGATATTCGCTTAGACTAGAAAAACTAATTTCATTTACTTTCTTATATTTAACTGTTTTGAATCCCAAAGAACTAATTAGATTAAATTGATCTTCTATTTTCATATTAGGGTCAATTACTTCATATAAAACCAAACTGGTATCTTTAGCTAAATCAGGATTTACTGTTTTAGAATTAACCAAACCAGATACAGAATTTCTTGCATTTTTTAATATTTTAGCCCAGTTATTTTCAAAGATTTTATCTTCTATAATTATTTCTCCTCTGAAAGCAATTAGATTATCATCACCTTTAATCTTAATCTTTTTGTTAATAGAATCCCAAGTAGGTAAATTCAAATATTTGACTAGATTAGTAATATCTTGACCTTCAGTTGCGGTTCCTCTAGTAAATAATTTAACTTCTTTCATTTTAGTATAAATTAGTAAACCAGAAACACCATCTAATTTATCAGAAAGAAAATAAGGTGCTTTATATTTTTTAAGCCAAGTTTCAAATTGAGAAGTATTAGAAGGTTTAATTTTATCCATAGAACCTAACCAATAATCCAATTTAACTTTGTTTTTAGATTTAACAGTAGCACCAATATTTTTTAATACTTTTGATTTTGGACTACGAGACTTTAAAAAATCAATTAGTAAATCATATATTTCGTCACTAACTACTGGTTTATCAGTGTTATAGTATTTATCGGCAGCAAAAGTTATTACTTCTTCCAGTTCTTCAATAGGTAAGGAAGCAATAGATTCTAAAGGATTTTTTTGAATTTTTTTTACGATAGCGCTCATTATAAATATATGATTTATATATTTATAATTATTTTTGCATTTTTTTTATTCAAAAAATTTTCCGAAAACAATATCAAAATCACTTGGTCTTACTGACATAAATTCAGTATTATCTTCATTCATTATTATAATATGATTAAATCCAGCCCATGATACTAAATATTTATTATCATCTAAAACTTTAAAATTACCATTGCCCCATGCTGTTAGTAAACTTCCATTTTTAAAGTAAATAAAACCAGCGTGCCAAGAATATTTTTTTATATTTATTTTTTCTAAATTAAAGGTTTTATTTACACTAGATTCTAAAATTTTAGTTAAAAAGGTTTTCATTCTATCAAATTTATGATTAAAATTACCAATAGGATATGAGAAATGACAAATTATTGATGTATCATAATTGGTAACTGTATCTGTATCTTCATATAAACTAATATATGGATTTAATAATTTATTGTTATACATTTCAGATGAAATAGCATGATAATTTATAAAAGGTTGGTCCATAGTGTAAGGAGTGGTAACTTTAGAATCAGTATAAGCATTAATATGACCAATCATTCTTGAAAAAAGATTTCTAATCTTTAGGCAGTTTTTAAATAAAAGAGTTCCACTATTAATTCCAGTAGTATTAGGATTAATTTTATCAAAATTAAAAAATTGTTTTCCAAAGTTTAATGAATTTATAGTTCCTTGTTCTAGTGCATAAAGTAAATTATCAATTTGTAAATCAAAAATTATAGATAAATCTTTTTTAATTATAATGTCAGTATCAATGTAAAGTATTTTTTCATAGTTATAAATTTCAGGATAATCAAAAATAAATAATCTAGCACACGCTGCCTGAAATATAGTTTTAAAATCAAAGATTTGAATTTTAATATTTATTTTTAATTTTTTTGATAATTCTTCAACTTCACTTCTCATATTTTCACTAGTTAAAATTAAGATATCAAATGAATCAATCTTTGAAAAAAATCTTAAAGAAGTTAATAACAAATTTAATAATTTAAAGTAATTATTATTATAAAAAACACAGAAATATAATAAATTTTTCATATTATAAAAGAAATATAAAAGTTTTAAAAGGCGACGCGAGGAGATAAATTAAAATTTCTAATCAAGTTATAAATTTTTACACTATTTTCTAAATTATTAATATACTTTATTCTTAATTCTGAATCAAAATTTACAGATTTAGTTTTTCTTATTGTTTTTTCAATATAGTAGTCTGGACTCTTTGCAGAATATTGAGACCTTAGTTGAACCCTTCTTTTCTTATTCCCACAAAAGCAGGAATTCTTACATTTTATAAAATCACGGCAAATGCAACTTTCGTTACAAGTGCATAGTATAGGAATATTAATTCTTAAGCATAGTTCCATAATTACTTATATGGTAGGTTATAAAATTATTTATTCAATTTTTTCTTTAATTCCATATATTTTCTCTTGTACTTTAAATATTTTCTATTCATCTCCTCATCGTCGGATAAAGATAAAGAATTTGTAGAGTTTTGTCTCCCTTTTTTAGCAGGATGCATTTCCTCTTCCTCTTTTCTAGCCCTTAAATTCTGTAAGGCTCTTTCTTGTGGACTACCTGCAATTACACAATTATCATTTTCTGGATTTATATCTAAAGTAAATTTTAATATACCAAAACTATCTTTTGCTAAATCTCTTCCTTTATCAGTATTAGTTGATAGAGTAATTACAGGTAAAATGTTATCTGCTTGTTCATTAACAAGTAAATCACCAGAGTGTTCATCTACAGTTATTAAATGAGAAAACTTATAACAATGGTATTTATTACCTACAGTTTTAGTAGCAATACCAAAAGGTGCAAATTCATTAACATCAGTAAAATTATCAACTAAATTTAAATTATTTACTGTTCCTAATCTTTTAATTAATTTAGTATTCAGACCTCTATCTTGATGGCCTCTAATAATTAATTCTATATCTTTAGTTTTTATTATTTTGATATCATCTTCTCCTATTTTGATTGCACGACGACGATTATCAAATTTGCTATTGGTATGACCCCAATAATCATTCCATCTAATAGAATTTTCGCCAGAATTTACTCCTGAATAAAAGCCTAAATTATATTGAATATCACTATTTAACATAAAAATTTTATTATCTATATAAGAATCTAAAAAATTAAATCCAGGATAGGGAGAACCATCGAAAATAGTAGGAAAGCCACCATGTGCTAAATAAGTATATTTACCATTAATTGGATTTTTAATTAATAAGGCAGAATGATAATAATTAAAAACTGAATTTATTGTTTCATGAATATTTTCACCATTTAATTTAGAAAATTTAGATTCAATTTCATCTTTAAATCCATCTCTACTATTTAATTCAGATACTTCATGATTTCCTCTATTAAGAAATACATTATTAGGATTTTTAATTTTTAATAAAAATAATAACATTACTATTTCATATGCATATTTACCTCTATCAACAACATCACCTAAAAAAATTAAATTATAATTATTTTTTAATAAACAATTATTATCCATAATATTCATTCTTAATAATCTTAATAAAATTCTAATAAATGAATGATAGGAACCGTGCATATCACCAATAATTAAAAATTTATCTTTAGTTTCTGGTTTTAGTATTTTAATAAATGTATGTTCATCTTTATTAAATCCAATCCAATCTTGTTTTAATATAAGTTTAATATCATCGATTATTATATTAAATATATGATACAATGGAGCCATTGACGGAAACTCTGTAGTTATTTCTCTAACATAGTCTACTTTATTAATTTCACCTTTTGCACCAAATTTATTTGAAAACTTGATTAAATCTTCACTTTTAATTGAAAATAATTCAAAAGAATCTACATTATTTATTGAACCTAAAGCAACACTAGAATCACCAACTTTTATTTTTCCTTTAATTGGGTCACATGATCTAATATCATGATTTCTGAAATTATTATATTTTGTTATATCTACATCGGTGTTGATAATTCCACATTCTGTAACTTCTGAATTAATAAGTGATTGAGTTTTAACATCTGTTCCAGGGATTATATTTTGAAATGCTAAATTCCATGGATAGTTTTCTAGTTCAAATTCATAGATTTCTAAATTTAATTTTTGTGACATTATTATTATTTATAAAATAAAAAAATTTTATTTAATAAAAAAACTTGTTCAATTTTTCAATTTCTATTTTAACAATAATTGGATTAGAATCATTTCGAGAGACTGTCATATAAGCAATGTCATTTAAAATAACTAATCCTAAACAATATTCAATAGCTAATTTATCATAATAAAAAGGTAGAGTATATTTTTTCAAACTAAAATTTTGATTTAGGATTACTATTTGATGAAAGTATTTTCTAGGAGTACAATCTTTAATACCGTGTGTTACCATCCAATAATAATTTTTATATTTTACTACATTAGAAGAACCTCTATAATATTTAAAAAATTCAGGAGTATCTAAAGTTAATAATATTTCTAATTTATTTTCTATTACTTTTCCAATTTCTAATGGATGCCATTTATAAATAAAATTATCTTCCAAAGCAATCCAATTTTTTTCACAATATGTTTCAGTAGGAGGAATGAGACAAACATTATTCGTAAATGTATTAAGAATTTCATCGTATTCACCTTGAATAATTCTAATGCTATCTTTATAAGAATAATTTTGTGAAGTTGCTGTATAAAAAACTTTATTTTCTAATTTATATAATCTAACATCTTCTAATCCTAATATCATACAATCTTTACTAGGAATATCAGAAATTGTATCTTTCATAAAAGTTAATTCAGATATTGGATTCATATTTAAATCATAATACATAAAAGCATTTCTGGTAATTACATTATTGGTACTATTGAGTTCTCCATTCTTTGACATTAAATAACTTCCATCGGGTTGAATTCTATAATTTACAAATCTAACATTTGCTAAAACTGTATTATCTAATTTTAATAAAGAAGTAGAAGATGGAATAAAATCTTTATCAGGACAATTTACTTCAATATCAAAAAAATCTCCGCTATCTAGCAAACGAGGCATATAAAAATCCATATTATTAAAAACAGTATCAGTGTAAATATTATAATTATTAATATAATTAATAGTAATTTTCAGACCTTTTATTTTTTCATTTGGATAAATATAATAATGTAAAATAGTATTCTCATATTCAAATAATCCAGAATATACATCTTTTTCAATAAATAACATATCATGAGTTGGATTTTTAATATTTTTACCCAATAAATAATAATGATATGCTTTAAAGTGGTCTCCTTTTTCTCTAAAGTATTTTGTTAACATATAAATTGGTTCTGCTCTTTCCTTTCTATGAGCATAAGCTTTTAAAGCCCAAGCTTCATAGTCTTCTGGATTTTCTAATAAAAGATAGCATTTAGATATCATATAATAAGAATACCAAATTTCTTCATACCATCCACCCATAGTCATTCTCTTTTTGAAACATTCAATTGCTTTTTCAAATTGACCAGCATCTTTATAAGATTGTGCTAAATAAAAGTAATATCGCATATTATTTGGTTCATCTTTAATTCCTTGTTCTAATAATCGAATATCTCTTTCCGTTTTATCATTTTTACATCCACCATCCCCAACATCATTAATATAGATTGAATCTTTTTTAATTTGTTGAGTATCTCCACCATCCCAATATTCATGAGTTACACCAACACATTTCCAATTGTGAGCTAATTTAACAAATCTGGTATTATGATATTGTAAATAGTTATTATCTTGAATAATATTATAACCATTTTTACTTAAAATGTTTTTATCAAAGTCTAAAACTACTAATTCCATATCTGCATCTAAAAGTAATCCATATGTGGTATTCAAATCCCATTTAAGTTCTTTGCAATATTTAACTGCATTTAAAAAAGAGTTATTTCTGTTATAACAAAAGTCTTTCCATTGATCTAAATATACTTTTCCTGGAATTTCTAATTTATTAATAATATTATTTACTGTATTAACAGTATCGTCGGTTGAACCAGTATCAGTAATACAAATTGCATCTAAAATAGGTAATGCACTTTGAATGCATCTTTCAATAATTTTTTCTTCATTTTTAATCATAGATATTAATATAACTTTAACCATTTTATTAATATGTATTGAAAATATGTCTTTTTAAGGATTTATAGCTATCCAATTAAAATTTATACCACTTGTTCCTGTTCCAGCAGAATTAAATGTAGTTGCTGTAAATCCATTTGCAGTAATACTAGATACAGTAACATATCCAGCAGTTGTACCAGTTACTGTTGCAGTAACAATTGGTATAGTTGTACCAAAGATTTTAGATACAAAGGTCACAGCTAATGTACCCCCGGTGCTTGAAGTTCCACTACCACTTGTTGATTGTTTAGAGCTAGTTGCAACGGATGGATACAAATTAAAGTTTCTAGATCCTACGCCTCCTACATTACTAGTACCAACTAAATTAGTTGCATTAGTTTCATTTGTCCAATTAATACCATCATTTGATTTTAAAATTCCTCCACCAATATTAGCTATCCATATTGAACCATTCCAGGCAATAGCTCCTCCTCTATTAAAAGCAGTTAAAGTATATGTAGTACTAATACTTCCAGCAGTCCAATTTATTCCATCGTAAGAATATGCGAAAAAATTACCTACATTAGATAGTTTATTACCTCCAGCCACCCACATTAAACCATTCCAAGCAACAGTTCTTCCTATACGTATAATACTACTTCCAGATGTTGATAGTATCCAATTAATTCCATTGTAAGAATAATAAATACTATTGGTAGCAATAGTATCACTTGCTCCTACCCACATATAGCCATTGAATGCATAATCCATAAAAATAGGTACACCAGAATTTGCAGTTCCGGTTAACCATGTGTTACCATCGTATGAATATCCAATAGTAGAAGCACCTCCTTGTCCTGAAGCAACCCAAATACTTCCATTGTATTTTACACCTAAACAACCAATTGGAAATAATGCATTACCACTAGCGCTACCAGTCCAGGTAATGCCATTGTCAGAATAAGCAATTTTATTCGCTCCTCCTCCCCCTACTACCCAACGATTTCCGTTAGATGCTACACTATTAGGACCTCCTCCTGAAAATATTGTAGAACCATTAGATGAATTAAACCAATTTATTCCATCGTAAGAATAACCTATATTTGAATTACCAATACCAACCCACATTTTTCCATTCCAAAATGGAGTTCCTAGTGAAAATAGAGTAGTTCCTGAAGGTGAAATTGCCCAATTTACTCCATCGTATGTATAAATTACAGTTTCTGAAAATAATACCATAAACAAACCAGTTGGAACAGGTGTTGCAACGGAAGGATACAAAGTGAAGTTTCTAGATGCAACACCTCCTATACTATTAGTGCCAACTAAACTAAATATATTAGTTGCATTTGTCCAATTAATACCATCAAATGATTGTAAAGCCCCTCCAACAATATTAGCAATCCATAATGAACCATTCCAAGCAATAGCTCCTCCTCTATTATAATAAGATAATGTATAAGTAGTACTAATACTTGCAGCAGTCCAATTTATTCCATCGTAAGAATATGCTATGAAACTACCAGAACTACCGTTTTTATTACCTCCAGCCACCCACATTAAACCATTCCAAACAATACATCGGCCTATAGCTATAACACTACTTCCAGATGTTGATACTATCCAATTAATCCCATT